TTGAATAAGTATATAAGTCACCTTTTGTTGTAAGAGGTGACGAGCCACTACCACCTCCAGGTGGATAATTGATTCGTCCGCCAGCCATTACGAGTATTCCTCTTCATAACTAACCGATGGAGTCCCAGTGGCTACTATTCCGTACACTGCGCCAATAACTTCCAATGTAATAGCTGTTCCTTTGACTCCTAAAAGAAGCTGTCCGTCACTTGTAGTAACGCCTGAACCGCCTATATACATATCTGTGGTGCTTAAATTAACAATAGTAATAGAGCGACGAGTAGATCGAGAGCTAACAATCTGTGTTGCGGTGCTAGATAACGCTACCTGGCCTGTAGAGAAATTAGAAGCACCTACGTTCGATACTGTCACTGTGCCTACAGGTACTACTTTCAACTGTCCGTAATTATCAAGAAGAGGTGCAGAGAGCGATCCGTCGGCTAGAGTCCCTGGAGGAGCTGCAACATACCTTCCTAAAGCTACTGTGCCTGTTGCAGGAGCTGTAGTGTTTCCTTCCTGATATTGTACGTCTCCGCCGCCGGCTACAGAGGTGAGCACTGAACCGTTGGTTGGGTTCACTGCGACTGGTACAGGAGTGGCACCGTCAACTGAAGATAGACCCTCTAGGAGCGGAGCGCGGTTAGGGCCGAATGGTTGAGGCTTTGTTGTCCAGTTAACTATGATAATCTCCTAACAAAAAGAGCCTCTGTCGGCTCTTACCTTATGCCGATATTATACGTCATTTTCATAATCAATTCCAGCTAAACCGTATGCCCCGCGTAGCCTCTGTTCTTTTTGGTTTAACTCGAGGTCACGCTTTACGAATGCGGCCTCTTTGATACGTACCGAGCGCTCTTTAGCATCTAGGGCTTGCTCTCTCATAGACTGTGCGTTTTTAAGACTATCTAATTCTACAATCTTTTCATCTAGCTGTTTATCTAGCTCACGGAGTTTGTCTTTAAACTCTTCTACCTTAGCTTCATAGCCATCTTCGAGCACGTTCATCTTTGCTTCGATCTTACGCACCTCTTCAACGAGCATCAACTTGTCTTGACCGAGACGAATAATATCTGCTGAGAGTTTATTCTTTTCCAGCTGGATATTATCTGCTTCTTTGCGGAACTCCTGGAGAGTAATATTCCACTCGCTGATAGTATTTTCAGATAGTTTTTCTTGCTCTTCTCGGTATTCTTTGGTTTCTCGGATTTGTTCCTTTAAATCTGCTAGTTCTTGGCGTTTATTACGGATAGAGGCATTGACCTGCGTCTCTTTAGTCTTTAGTTCATCTAGTTTGTCGTTCTGAGCAGTAATAGCCTGCCTAACAACTTGTTCCTGGGCCTTTAGCGAGTCAAGAGTAGTCTGAGATTTGTCCGCTAGATCATCTACTTCCTGCCTACGTGCCTCTAAAATAGATTCCTCGGCTGCAATTTGCTTACGAAGTACATCCAGTTTAGTCTCTGCGTCATCGAATACCTTTTGGCGCTGCTGTAGGGCTTTTTCGCGCTCTAAAATATTCTCACGAGCATTAAGTACCCGTTCTTTCTCAGCGAGTTCTCTAGACTTCTTTGCGAGGTCGGCCTGGTCGCCTTGACTCATCTAATTCTAAATCCTTTGCTACCTCGGCTGTTGGTTGGGTATTGTAAACGGCCAAGATGTCCTTCTTGCCAACGTAAAACCGTTTAATAGCCTCTGTCTGGAAAAATGGGTCAGTCCAGTCGGTAGATGCTTGTCGGGCTTCGACGAGTCCTCCATCAATACGTTCCTGGAGTTTACTCATAGCCATTTGCTTGACGCCTGCTTCGATCATTAAATCGGCCTCATATGCAGGGACAAGCTTAGTCTGGCCTGGTTGGAGAGTAAGACGCTGTGGCGGGCGCTTCATAATGGTATTCTTATGGCCTGGGTAGTCAGAATATGTCTCTTGGTCTTGTGGAGCTGCAAACTGGTAAGTTAGAGGCTTGGTGTCACCGTTAATAACTGTTACAAAGTCTTCTGGCTCGTACATAGTACGCAGGCGCTCGCGAATCGGCTTAACTTCTGCGTTTGTAGGTGCGCCATAGTAATCGTTTTCCACTATTTCTTCTCCTTTTTAAAGTTCTCAATAAGCTCCGATACTAAAGAATGGGCACCTTGTGTCTTAATCTGTTCAGTATTAATTTCATTAAGACGCTTGGTTAATCCCTGCTTCTCACTCTCAAGGGAATTAAAAGCATTTTCAAGCTCTGACTTCTTATCGTTTAGTTGCTTGAGTTCCATATTGGTTTAACAATATCATATATTTGTAAAAGAAAATAGCCCCTGGTTTAGAGGCTATAATCTTATGTGTTTGTTACTAGCTTACACGCTGTAATACTGCGGTCAACTCTAGGTTGGCAAGGCTCGTTGTAGCAGTAGAACCTACTACCAATGTGAGCTGCGAACCCGCTGCCAATGTTGTAGAGGCAGTAAGCGTTCCGTTAATTACTGTGTTAGTCGTACCCTGCAAGCTAAGGTTACCTGTCTGCGCTGTACCTGAACCCATCGCTGTGCCTGACGGGGTTACCTCAACGGTAAAGGTGGCAGCTGAGCCAGCCTGTGCGCTGAATCGGTAAGACACAGCTACTACTTTCCACGTCGCACCATCATTAGGGACAACGAAGATAGGATAGTTTGTACTTGCTGCAAAGTTAGTTGCCGCAAGAGCAGTAAACGATACATACTCGTTTTGTGAGTTCAGTACACCTCCAACAGTTGTGCCTGCTGGGAGTGTTACTGTACCCGCTGCTACAAGCGGCTCATTTGCGTTAAGACGTACACCGTTTTGGCGAACTGCTGCATTGTATTGTCCGAAGTCTTGTGTAGACATAGTGTCTCCTAGTTAATGTTGAGGTCTACGAGAGCGGCGCTTGATGCTGCCGAAGTCTTGAACCAACCTAGGTTACCAGTTGTTGCTGCCGTGATAATCACGTAACCTGCTGTGCCGGCTTGGTCTTGTGCTGCGCCCAGACCGATAGTACCAGTTGTTGCAGATACTTTTGCAAGTCCACCACTCTGTAGCCAACCGTAGTTAGTAACACTTGAAGTGTTAGGTACTGCATTTACAGTCACACCTACTGGAGCATTTCCTGTGGTAGAAGCAGCAACACCGTTGTACTTAGAAAGTACGAGGTCTGCTGTATCTGTACCGGGGATAAGCTGAGTAGCGCCCTGTGGGATAGGGTCAGCAAGAAGTAGAGTTACATAGCCGCCGTTACCAGCTGCCGTGTTACCCTCTACGCGAAGTGTGTAGTAACCGTCTGCTGCTGAGTTGATAACAACATTCTGGAACTGGTCTTGTGTTACTGAAGTAGCGCCGTTTGTGACTACAAGCTGTCGTGAGCCCGCTTGTAGGTTAGCGGTTGTCTGTCCACCAGTACCGACTGCCGTGATGGCAAGCGCGGTAGAGTTAGCAGGTGCAGCAGGCCCTACCATAAGTAGACCGGCCTTAACCGTTGAAGTACCAGCGAACTTTACGTAACGAAATCGACGACCATCTTCTGTCATACCCTGCGCACCAAGTTGGTCTTGAGCTGTAGGGCTAAAAGTGTCAAGGTCTGAGCTAGTTAAATATCGAGGTCCTGTTTGCATATTATTCTCCTTAGTTTCCTGTAATGCCTGTAAGCTTACCGTTACGACGTGGTTGGCGGCAGATGAGGTTACCAAGCAAGATAACAACCCCGACCTGACCGAGCTGGTTGATTGAGCTCATCATATCGCGGAATTGGAATGCTGATGGGAATGGAACATCTTCGTAGAAACCTTGCATACTCTCAACTGTGGAACCGATGTCACGGAGCTCAGGGCTCTTCTGTACAGCAAAGTCGAGGTATTTCTGGTTAATCCAGAAGAATGTACCGCTTGTAGCCTTGTCATCTGCGAAGATGTCACGACCACGCCAGGTGATAGAGATGAAACCACCTGCACCACTTAGTTCAGCGCCAGTGTTAGGTCCTGTGCTTCGTGGAGTCTTGCCATCTACACGGTTGTACCCACGGATGCTTGTACTCTCGTAGCGTGCGCTAAGCATTGGCTGGATAAGACCCTCAACGTAAGTCCAGATAGCCTTAGTAGTAAGACCGTAGTCTGGAGATTCTGAGGTAGAGCTTGCAGCCGATACGTTGTCAAACTCGCTTGATAGGTAGCTGAGTGTGATCGTACCGTTAGTTACAGCAGTTACGTCTGCGTCAAGGAATGGGTAGGTAGTACGAGAAAGCCCACCATAGGTTGGAGCGTTCGTACCGTTGTCTACTACGTTACCAAGACCATCGAATGCTTTACCAAGACCAAAGCCATAAAGCTCTGTACCGATAGCGTCAGCCATTGAGATTTTAGCCTCGTCCATCTTAGCTGTGAGCAGTTTAATAACCTGAGATTCAGTGTTACCGTTTACTGCGGCTTCGATGCCAGGGATAACGATTGACTGGTACTGACCAGTCAAGTAGAACGTCATCTGACGAGTGTTGTTTGTTGCGGCAGTAGAGAATGTGTCCATGCCGTTAAATGAGCCACCTGTCGTGCTAAACGCAGTCTGGATAGGCACGTTGTAACTAACACCCTCCCAGTCGCACGTTTCCGACAATATCTTGCTTGTGAAGACGTTGGAGTTCGACACCTGGTCTACAAGCGCAGGCAAAATGTACTGATAAGTAATATCAGATACGCGGTTGGTAAAAATTTGTCCAGCCATATTTTATTCCTTATTGCTCCTTATATTTACTATAAAAAATAAGAGAGCCCTGCGGCTCTCTTACCTTTATACACTCATTATACAACGAGAGGTAGAAGCGTCAACTATATTATTTTTTGATCTTCTCGAATACGTCCTTGATAAAATGCTGCGCTTCCTTATACGTTGATGGGATTGTAGTGTTCCTCAGTTCCTTATCGAGCTTCTCTGCTTCCTTAGCAGTAAGCTGCCCAAGGTGCTCTAGTGTTGCGATAAATAGTGTGATGTAGTTTTCCATTAAATTCTCCCCATTTTATATAACTGATATACACGGTTTAAGTCTGTCCCTGGAGGTAGCGGTCGAGCCTTAGTTTCAGGTGTAGTACTCTGTGGTGCACCTACCTTAGAGGCTACTTTCTCCCTTTGTACCTGGTTCTCAGATTTAACCTCTTCCTTTTTGATAGCCTCCTTTTGTTCTTTAGAAGCCTCTTTAGGATGAAGTGCGTAATAACGATATGCTGCATCTTCATATGATACCCGGTACATACGGCCTGAACCATTGTACTTAGTAAAGTAATCGTCATTGATCTTCTTATAGAACTCGTAAATCTTATTAGACTCGAGTACAGCTGGGTCATCATTAAAGCGTGGGTCATTCACCTCGTACTTGAACTTAGGTAACATCCCAGCCTTCTGTAGGCTTTTAACATCGTTCTGAATATCTACAGCTTCGAGGGCTTCAAAGTCTGCTTGGGAACGTTGAGCTTCTTCTGTACGGTACTTCTGCAGCAAGTCGCGTGCGTTTACTTCCTGGGCTGCGAGCGCTGCGTTAAATGCTAACTCCGCTCGCTTAGAAGCAAACTCAAAGTCGTCTGGCAGTTCTTCTAGACGTTTAACAGTAAATACTTTATCTTTACCCTCTTCGCCTTGATGCCCCATTACCTGGATGGTTGGGAGGTTATCAATAATGTACTTCTGCCAGTCTGGAAGTGGCTCCAGCTTTGTCTCCTCTGGGATTTCCTCGAGTTCTACCTCTTCTGGTACTTCCTCTTGAGGCTCTTCGACTGGGGGTTCTTCTTTTTTAGGTTCTTCCTTAGCAGGTTCTTCTGGTAAAGCCTTGAGGAGTTGATCTACTTGACTTTTCAAAGGACGATTAGGGTTGAGTTTAAATCCCTTGTCCTCCTTGTTCTCTTCCTGCTGGACTTCTTCTAATACCTCTTTGTTTGGTACTACTTCCTCTTCCATTCTGTTCCTTCCTTATTAAACTGGTGGTAACTGAGCTGGGTTGCCAAGATTCACGCTAGGCTGAGCAGGTGCACCGTTTGGTGTGACTGGCGGAGCTGTAGGGCCAGGTGTTGGCTGTTGCATAATAGCTTGCATTGGTGATGGTTGTCCAGGGGCTTGACCCATATTACCCATAGGCGGTTGTGGCATCTGTGGAGTTGGTGGCATACCCATTGGCATCGGAGGTTGTACTTGTTGTAGACCAGTAGCAAGTACTTGTGGTGGTAACGGTCGTTCTTGCTCTGGTGATTGGGACATCTGGTGAAGTTCTTGCTGAAGTTGGAACTTGTCGATTGCTTTGTTAACGTATTTAATCGTATTGCTTTGAACCTTAGCCTTAGCTTTCATAAACTCATCAGAGATAAGAAGCTTACGCATCTGCTCGATATACTCGTGAGTTGGGTCTTCCCTGTCTTCTGGAGTTTGGCCGTTCATTAGCTGTGTCCAGTCAACCACTGCATCACTGTTTGCGTCGTTGATAGCAATATCCATAGCAAGTTGAGTAGGGTCTGACTTCCACTTCATAAAGTTATCGTAGAGTTGCTGTGGATCGTCCATATGAAGCAGTTTGTAGCCATCGTACGGGCTGATAACACCCAACTTGAGTAAGTTTACAGCTACAGACTCTTGGCGGCTCTTATCGAATGGTAGCGTGGTACCTGATTGAACTTTAACGCTCATACCTTTTTCGATCTTATCGCGGTGCATCTCAATGAAGTCAAACTTACCATCTCCACCGTTTACTGTGGCGTAGTGAGGCTCTGTGTACCAAACTGTCATCATCTGTGCGAGGAACTGGAAGTATTTACCCATCCCGTAATCAACTGAACGGACGATCTTATCCTGACGACCAGAAGCTTGGTTTTTAATCATCATTGCTTCTGATGCCGTCTCGGTCTTGTTTTCGTCTGAGCCTGTGAACTGCGATGGCGTACCGAGAAGGTTGTGGATAGCTTGCTTTGCGTTGGCCACTTCTCCAATAAGCTGAGCCGATACCATTTGAGGGTTGAGCTGTGCCACTACATCAGTAACGCGTTGGTTAGGCTTTGTTTTTACTAGGAGGAGCTGGTTAGAGTCACCTGTGAAGTTTTGTGCATCGTCTTTAGTCATTGCGTGAGCATCAATAACCTTGAACCCATTAGCCGTACCGATGTTATCAAGTAACTGTCGCCCTAGCTTGTTAAGAATATCCTGCTGTGGAATAGCCTGCTCTAGAGCGTTGGTACGGTCAATCCAGTGTGAGCCATCATTAGTGAGGTTGAATGGGATAAATGGCTTCATAGGAGCGTCAAGAAAGTTCTCACCCTCGTTGTCGTAGAGCCAGTTAATGTTACGAGACTTATCTAATACGATGTTATCCACGTACCACGCAACCGCTTCTTGTGGTTTATTATCTGTGTCGTAGTAAGTAAACCATACCTCTCGGTAGGCTACTTCAGCACTCATATTGCGTGAGCCTTTACGCTTGATAGAGAAGTGGTCGAGAATAATCTGCTCTTTATCTGGGAACTTAGCGCATAAGCCCTCTACAGAGTCCTTTAATACATGACAGATAAAGCGTGGATTCTCACCGAGCTTAGCGTTCTTGTCTATAATGACGTGATTAGGGTCAACAACCTCTGGGACAATCTCACCATTCTGTCCGTAAAGCGGATCCCACCTCAGCTTAAGCAAACCAACAAACTTACCCACCATGTTATATACAGCGCCCTCTAGCTTGCGTGGTAGCTCAAACTTCTCTGAATGAGAGTGCATATATTTCTCTAGGTTTTGAGCAAGTACCATAGAGTCTGTTTTATCTGAGGCTGGATAAACTTCGGCATTAGGCGTCTGCGCACACACATACGCTAGAATGGCATCCATACCTACGAAGATTTCATTATCAATGTATGGGGTTTGGTGGCGGTAGAGTTTGTTCTCTTCAAGGTGTGCACCCTGAAGCATCTGGGCGTTCTTTAATCGCTTGTTCTTGAGGTTAAAGTGATTAATATCATTATAGTAGTCACGAGAATCTTCAATGATTGTATGTAGATTCTTAATAATATAGTCGTCTTCGAGCTCGAGACTGACTGATGGAAGTAAATACAGCTCACCGTCTTTGTTAGCTAGATCATCTAGATTGTAATCGCTCTGTGGCTGTGCGAACAATTGGGGGTTAATGGCTGTTCTCCTCTATAAAATAAGCCGCACGAATATGTACGGCTTAACTACCTTATAGTTGAATTGTACCATATTACTGGAAATAAAAGTTGTATACTGTCTCACAACCGTGGCACTTTTTCTGTACTAACCCCATGTTCTGTGGTATCTCAAATTCTGGGTAGCCCTCACCTTGCCATACTGCTACTACATCTCTATTAACGTGGAACAAACGCGCACGACATCGCATGCAGAAGTACGGCACGGCGTTCGCTAGGTTGTTCTTAGTTAAGATAATACTCCACGTCCACATTACATGACCCTCCAATCTCTGTCGCCTGTTCCACTTAATAGCTGTTGTATGTCTATGCCTGTACCTTCAATAGTACCATCACTTTTACCGACCCACTCTACTTTAGCTCTCTCTCCCTCTGGAGGGTTCCTATCAATGAACCCGTTGGCTATCTCGTACTCTCCCTTATAGTTTACTGCGAAGAACTCTGTCTGTGTCCTATGGTGAGACGTCCAGTCGTGTACAGGCTTTGTAATAGGGGTAACCGACTGGCTTGTCTCTTCACGCTTAGGGTAGTGAGCATTCTTTATACATTCAATCCACCATTTAACGCCTGGGGTATCATTAACCACTAAATGGGTAAATAAGCGTCTTGTAGCGTCCCTACGGTGTACCCAGTCGTTTTCCATATCATTTACTTGTACATCTATCCCGTGGTCTTCAAGTATCTTATATGGGCTCACACCTGATTCAATGTGTCGCTGCTTACCTGAAGGGTCACCAAAGATAATATCCTTACGCCACTTCTTAGCCTTTTCGATGAACTCTAGTTGCTTGTCTGTGTATACAAAGTTATGCTGTCCTCCACACCAAGAGCATTCAGGTACGTTCACACAGTCCTCTAATCCTAAGAATGGAAAGTACCACTCCATAATATGATCTGATTCCTCATGTGCATCTATCATAGCTACCCAATCACTATTCTTAATAGGCTGATAGTATCCTAACGATACAGCATCTAACCCTAAGTCCATCGCTACGTACATAGGCAGTTCCTCATCGTATTCAACTGGCTGAATAGGTACGCTGGCAATCTCTGGGTATGGTCTACCAGTCTTTGAGTATTCCCAACTAATATCTATTTCGTGTAAGACTTCTTCTTCACTACGCCTAGACTTCTCGTACTCATACCACTTTTCATCTTTATGAGGGTGGAGGCTCCAATGCCATGTGCGTACTAAGACTTTCTCTGAGAATCTTAGTGTCTTAGCATATGATGGCTCGTCTGGTGGTGTAGTGACTCCGTGCCTACAATGCGTTGCATCACCCGCCGCAGTCCATGAGCTACGTGCATCAGGCCAGAAGCCTATCTCGTCGAACAACACATCTTTATAACGACCTGCACGACTAAAGTTTTTATTAGAGCTTTCGCCTTCGATAACGTTCCCATTCTCTGGGTTCACAAGCTTCATGTAAGTCTTATGCTTCTTTATATCGAATCCTTTGGGAAGTATGAGAGGGTCTTTTATGTTGTTTATAAAGTACTCTAGTTTACCAAAAAGGCTCTTATAGGTACCACTATCCACATATTCTTCTTTACGTGACCCAAGGAGACTCTGATACCCATCATCAAATAGCCACATCCAAAGGCGCACAGCAAGAGCGAGCCACGAAGCGCCCATATCCCTAGATTTCTCATCTAGTACATCGTACCCTTCGCGTATAGCCTTTATAAGGCCATTTACATAGTCTTTTTGAAAATCATAGAGTATAAAATCGAGATTATGCGGGTAAGCTTCAGGACGTGGGTCAAATGTCTTTAGGTAATGCTCGATAAAGAACACACAATCTTTACGTGCCTGACGCCTATCAGACTCATCAAGGAGCTCAATCAGATAGCTTCTGTCGTCTAAGCTGTTCATTAATACGCTCTTGAAGTTCTTCGTCAGACATCTGCTTCACCTTATTAAGCGACTCGCCATCTGTAGTGATATCTATGCTCTCTTTAGCCTTGCCCTCAGTCCTATCAGTAATCTCTTTAACGTCGGGTAGACTGCTCTTAGCTCTCATTACTGCTTGATAGGCTAGCTCTTCAACTACTTTCTTTTCCATATCAGCTAAAGCACGCCACTCATTAAGTTCGTTAAGGCTCATATTCATAAAGCGTTTATACTGATAGCTAAACGACACTTCCTTTTTCCAACCACCAGGGTTACGGTTCTGTGGGTTATCTCCAAAACCACCCTTACCGTTTGGGTTGTTTATCATCTTAGAGTTTTCTTGCTGTGTAGTTCCCATATCTACCATCAATATAGCACAATAACCAGAATTAACTGGCCTATTTATCATTTAGTTGTAGTATCACAATGACCTGTCACAAGCTTTCAAGTAGTAGCACACGTGTTAAGGGTGAATACTTATATTTTAACACGAAGCATTTAAGGCAGAGCAGTTTAGGGACTTACTCAGGTCACATCCTTTAGAGCCTATCTAGACATTTCTTACAAGTCACGTTTTTAGTTGTAGGAGCCTCGTTTTTAACATATGTAGCTTGCCTAGTTCCATCCCATCTAAATGCGTCTGCGCAAAGTGGTCGGATTTTCTCTGTATCACCATTGTTTGTAACTACTTGGGCGATGTGTCTTTTGCCGCCGGTCCAGCCTATATTACAGGTAACGTAGGTGTAGGTCATTTGCATATTTGCTATAGATGCAGTACTTGTTGTTTCGTTATTCATAGCTTTATTGCCTTTCTATGATTATCTTTATATTCTTATACTATCACTGTCGTGCAACAAATGCAATAGTTTTTACAAAGATTTTTCATAAAGAAAGCCCCCTACAGTATGTAGAGGACAATCTAACCCAAATAACCATTTATATTACAGCACTATTTACTCTATCTCCTTAACCTCATCTGCAATAAGTATCGTATAGTTACGTAGCGTTGAACTCATCCATAAAGCTTTAAGAACGTCTACCATACCTAGTTCGATAATATAGTAATTACCCTTTACACTATATCCAGGCATTCCCTTTATGAGGCTTCTCCTTATAACCTTATATTCGCCAAAAGCTACATCTACACGCTTATTAAGTCCTTCATGGTTTGTATCTGGCTTCATCTACTCTTCTTTCTGTGATTGCTTAAGGGTAGCTAAGCGCGAGAGCCTAGCGGCTACATCTGCCGGAGTCGCACCATCCCACTTGTTAGCCTTTGTACGTACAGGTATATGAAACTTATCCCAATCCTTATCTTCATAATGGTTGGCGACTTGTCCTTCAGGAGTTTCGGCGACAACTACAAACCATCCACCACCAAAGCAAGGCTCTCCATCGCTATGTGTGTGACTTTTGTGTACGTCGTAAGGATTGTTTTCAAGATTTGCCCATTCGTTAAATAGCAATGCGTTGTATAGCATTCTATATTCATACAACTCTTTAAATGTGTGATAGCCGTCGCTAGTGTTTTCGTCGATACGCTTTGCTTCCAAGGCTATGCGTTGGTCACGAGATTTGATGAGTTGCATAATCCTGTCGTTAGCACCTTTCTTCGTGATGTAGTGCATAACATCAGTTGCGCCGAAATGTGCATATAGACCGAGTATGTCATCTATCTCACTCTGTAGCTCTTCTTCACCAACCACTTTGAGGTCTTCCTTAAGGGGGTTATCGCGAGACTTGATGAAAGCAATCACCCTATCATCAGCCAATTTCTCAAGCTTCTCAGCATCACCGACACTCACGTTTCCCATTTCGAGTAGGCGACTAGCTCGCGCATAGTCCTCTCGATATTCAGCAAGTACTGAACGTATCTCATCCTCTTTAAACCTAACGGATTCGTTACCTTTAAATTTGTCCCTGGCACACGTAATACAATTACCTAGGCCGTCCCAGTCAATGCCCATGTGACCGCATTTCAGACGAGGTTTAACCTCGTCATCGTAGGGCTCATCCTCTTTATTAGGCGTGTCTAAATTACTCATCGTCATTCCTTAGCTTCGATACGATTGCATGTGCGACTGCAAGATTAGCTTTTTTAAAAGCCGGGGTAGTAGTTTCAGTAACAACACTGTTTTTACCCTGAACCATCCTGCTATATTTACAGTAGTAGCTTCCTTCATGAGCATCATAGTGAACTGTAATATCCTCAGCAGCCACAATCTCCATGATTTTCTCGAAGGGTGAGTTCATTAAAAGGTCTATAATTCTTGATTTCACGTCATTAACTCCCATAAGATTTGATTACGCATTACTTCGATTCCTCGATGTCATAGATACGGTCGAAGTCAAAATACTCGCTTCCAACTTCTCTAATAGTGGTGCTATCTTCACGCTGGATGAACATATCATCGGTTATTTCGTCTTCGCTATACGCTTCGACCTCGTAAGTCACAAGCATTTCTTCGATGACTCGCACTTCAAATGACTTCTTTGTCTTACTCATCGCTTATCTTCTCCCTCACCTTCCTTTATGGATTTGTAGAGATTCCTTAAAGCCTCTAGCGGAGTGCTGCCGATACCTACATACGCATCATCATAGCCAGCAAAAACTTTTGATAATGCATGCCATTGGTATAGATAAGGCCTTCGGAGCTCACCTGCACCACTATATACTTCAAAACGGTCAAAATATGGCTCGATTAAGCATAGATAGTAATCAGTATTTCGCTGCTTCGTGCTCAATCCCTCTTCTTCAACATCCTCAAATCCGTTGAACGACGGATGGTCTACATCATTTCTTACTGTGCTATGTACGCTCATTTATTCTTCTCCTGCGTAAGAGCAATTAGGCTATCTATACCGGATGATAGTTTGCTCCACTCCGACTCTTTATCAAAATACCTGGCCGCTACCGTAGAACCTCTACGTTCGGCTTTCTTCACTTCAGATGCTATGAGAGTCTCTACCTTTGATTTAAGGAGTTTCTTAAACTCGAGAGCTTCATAAGACATAAGGTCGCATATGCCCTCACTATCAAGCCAATCGTTGAATATCTTTACATTAGATTCTTTACTCATAGTCTTTTCTCACTTCCTCGATAACATCAATAAACTTTGTACGCTGCTTGTTGCCACCCTGTTCAAAAGCCTCATCATAAGACCCGCACACCTCATCTAAGTTCATCTCAGACCAGTGTACTTCGTCAACCGTCTTAACCTTATCTAATACTGCTCGTACCTCAGAGTTGATGAAGGCAGCTACTTTCCTGGTTCCTTCTGCTGCTGCTAGTGTGGTATCGACTCCGATTATATTTGCCTCAATCACTGGCATTACAACGTCTAACAACAACTGATCTACGCGGGTTAGTAATTCATCTTGCTGCTTGCTCATACCACACCTCCTGCTGCCAGCGAATCCAACGCTAGAAATATAACAAATGCTATGAACCACCTGCGTACCTGCTTATCATCGCCGTAAGATGCGTTACCTAGTAGCGCGATGAGACATATAACTGTCATCACACCGGAGAATATACTTATCGCTGTGTTCATTTCAATGCCTCTAGTTCTTTCTCTAGGTCGGTGATGCGTCTGTCGATTGAGTATAAGCTAAGGCCATCCCAATTCAACACGATACGGTTGAGTTCGTTTATTCGTTCCTGGAGAGAGTAAGCTTTAGCATACGCATCAATAATCGGCATAAGCTCGTTCTCAACGTCTTGACGATTCTGATTTGCATCAATCTTAGTTAGCTCAAGTATAAGATTCTCTCGTAGGCCTTCATCGCTTTGTGTAGGATTATTAGCCATCTTAATGGATCCCTAATCCTCTATGGTGGTCATAGTTGTTATTGTCAAAACCGCGATTAGACACAACTTCGTCTAGTTCTTGGACGTTATTATCGTAAATAGCTGTTATTTCCCACTCTGCTTGGTCTCCCTTTAGAGTGATAATGGTACCAATATCTAGACGCTTATCTGTAGGAATCCAAGTAACCATCGTTTTGAATCTGCCATTAACGTCTTTCGTATCTTTTAACATCGCCTGGTACATCTTCATACCCCTTACTCCTTCTCTAGTTTTAAATTGTATTTGGAGGCACGGAGACGGGCACCTTGTTTGCGATCATTTATAAGTACCTTGATATTACGCAGGTTCTCGCCATCTGATTCGTAGAATGCTTCATCTTCCCCGATTATTTCCCTAACCATCGCTTCAATGGCGGCTTTAGCCTTATGTTGCTCCATCTTCGTTTCAGCGGATGATGCACCATAATTCCATTTGAGCACCTCAAAGGTAAGATTATCGAGGACTTGGTCAATGCTTTGTGGTTCGTTCATAGCTTTATACCTGCATCATTAAGAGCTAGTACAAGCTTTAGAAGGGCTTTGAGGGGTGACGTTTTGTCTCCGCAATTTAATCTGTATTCTTTCGGAGTCCCCTTGAAATAAACCATGGCCGCTACATAAAACTGCTTTTCGCCCATCATCGCGCTATCTTTTTGTACACATACGCCACTAGGCAGCTTTTCCAGTAGGTAATCGGAATTGTACTTAGGTACTAGCTGTCCATATGAGTCGAGCTTACTATCTCCCCAGTCTGCAAGGTGTCCGTCCCATGCCAAATGTTCGTGTACTTCCTTACATAGCTCAAATAGTTCGTTATCCATTGTTCTTTTCCTTTTGAGATTGCAACTGGTTAGTCCTGACATTGATACTAACCCTCGATCCGTCGTCATACTCATAATATATATTGCCGCTATCAGCTGTTATTCTCCTGAGGCCTTCTAGCTCACGACTATCGCCGTAGGATTTAATAAACTCTACAAGCTTGTCCACTTCTTGGGCAACATCACTAGGCCATCTTGCTGGAAATTGGGGCTCAAGAACACTGTCGTTCATAAAGCTGTCAGTCAGCTCATAGTAGAAGACTCCGCCAGTAATGAGTTGGGCTATTGATTCCTTTAGCTCATCGTCATCTGGTACTGATGTAGTAGGTGAGTTACTCATTTCTTATCCTTTACTGGGAACATCCGTGCAGTCATATCTATAGATGACTTACGGCTTGTCTTTAGATCTGGTGCTGGGGTGTATTTAACACCTTTTACTTCACAGACTCGTTTGATAAATGCTTCTCGTGTTGGAGGTTTACCGCGTTTAATCCATTCCTTGGTAAATACCATACGTTCAAAGCCTGTTATTTCCCTAGTCATTGGCAAGCCATTCGTTAATACGGTCATCGTAGTATTTGTCGCATTCGTTACATACTTCTAGTAGCATATCGTCTGTGTCGTCATCAATGAATGTCTCAGGATGCGATGAGGCATGTTGGCAATCCCATTCGTGCTGTTCGTTCATTACAAGCTCTGTGTCCTGAAATTCGATTGTGAGGTGTTTAACAGAGTCTCCTCGTCGTGCAATCATCTCTTCTACTAATTGATTAGTCTGCTGGCGGATTCCATACCACCAGTCAGGTGAGGCAGCTTCTAGGCTGAATGGGTTTGGTAATACTGGTTGCATTGTTTTGGTCATATGTGCTCCTTCGTTTATATACCTATCTTAGCACGACAGTGATATATATACAATAGGGTTAGCGCTTATTATTCCTGTTAGTAAACCATTCTTTAACTTTTTTCTTTGCGTAGATAGCTCCATCAACAATCCCTATAAGGAGTAGACCTGCCACTGCGATCATCGTTAAGAGGAGGATTATAAGGAACAGTATTGTAAAGGTTATTAAGGGTGACATTTATGCCTCACTCGCTTCAAAGTATTCTTCTACTGTCATACCAAATGCATGCGCCTGAGCAAGGTCTGCATCGGCTTTCTTGCCAATCTCTGGCTCTATCCATTCTATGTAGAATTTCCCTTTAATAGATGGGTGTTCCATCTTCATACAGTACTCGGTTCGTCCTGTATCCATAAAGTCCTTAACCTCGTATAGCTCAGTAGGTGTATTGAGGCTCCAGGGGAAGTTAGCCGCACAGTAGTCTTCACCGTACATTTCCTGAAGCTTTGTATATTTGAGCCCTGTAGCGATCTTTTTAGCACCCATCTGTTCTAACAGTCGATCAGGTCGCAGCATCTGGATAGCTATAGCGCGTTGGTCTGCGCCTAGGTCTAGTTGCGCTAATTCGGGTAGAGTGAGCTCTTGTGATACCACTCTCTTCCATACATCTTCTTCAAATGCAACGCCATGTAAGAACCACAGTTTGTATCCATCTTTAAACTCGATGGCAGGTAGTTGGTCACTATCTAACGCGTGACTGGTATCTCGTCGTATTGCTGTAGGACGCCTTGAAATAATAGCGAAGCCCTCAAGGAATATTGAGAAGAACACACCAGATTGTAGATAATCTAGGTATTTCTTTAGTCCCTCGTGGTCTGTGACCCCTATCTGGTAGAAGAAATCATAGAACGAGAAGTCATCAGACCTCCACGCTAGTGATTCCCAGGACCATGTAAACGTCTCGAGCTTTTCTTTTTGCACTTGGCCCCGCACTTGGTCCGACACTTGGCCCCACACTTGGTCCGACACTTGGCCCCGCACTTGGTCCCACACTTGGTCCCACACTTGGTCCGACACTTGGCCCGACACTTGGCCCGACACTTGGTCCCGCACTTGGCCCCGCACTTGGCCCCGCACTTGGCCCGACACTTGGTCCGACACTTGGCCCCACACTTGGTCCGACACTTGGCCCCGCACTTGGCCCCGCACTTGGTCCCGCACTTGGTCCCACACTTGGCCCGACACTTGGCCCCGCACTTGGTCCGACACTTGGCCCCGCACTTGGCCCCGCACTTGGTCCCGCACTTTATATGAACTATTATTTTGCGACAGTTCAGCCTTTAGGATGTTGGCTGCATATTGTGCAGCGAGTGGTGAATCTACGACGAGTACAATAGGCTTTTTGAGCCCCGTCATATCGTACATCCATTCAATCCCTTGCTTCGCCTTCTCAATATCTAGTTCTGGACCATCGGTAAGAGCAAGTTTAATCCACTTGTCTCGTATATCTGGTATCAGTGCTTCTTGCTCTTTAGTAAGTTTCTCTAGTTTAGCCATTTCTACTTCTCCCTATATCTTCTAATCTAGTCCCAAACTTGACGAATAACCTGCTGGAATGGATCGTACTCTGATTTACGGACGATTTTGTAAAACCCTGGCTGCACTACTACAGTCTTGTGGATGTCGTGGGTCTTTTTATGTACAAGACTAGATACTTGTTTGCTTGAGATGTACATATTGTCACCGTCGATGATAATGTCGAAAGGTGATTGCTTCTCCGCCTCAAGCACGTGATGGTGTCCTGTTTCC